ACAACTAAGGCTAGAATAACAAAGATAATGACTCTACGGTTAAGTGCTGCCATCGGTGACTCTTTGTTTGACTGGTCTCTTGCTTCTTGGATAGATTGACTACGTGCTGCAAAGGCATCTAACATCTGAGTATGTTGCTCTGCTTTGGCTTGTTGATTTAATGCAAACAACTTCATTAAGAAGCCGAATACAATAGGCATTATGTTTGTTATTAAAGACATCATTTCAACCAACCTTCAATTTTCAGAATAACAATATTACAGAAGTATTTAATCTTATTTAATATAGTCAGTTTGATATAGCGCCCCTTAGCATCCCTGATTGTTTGATTAGTTCTTGGCATACTTCCCCTACTTTTTTTGCAAATTAAAAACCAACGAGCAGTGTTGTTCCCTTATATTTTTTACCCTTCTTTTTCTTTTTAGTTGTTTCCGGAACAAAGACAAACTTACCGTCCTTACCTTTTTTATAAGTTCCCGCAGTTCCTACTGCACTAGCTTTTACTTTCTTATATTTAACCTTTGTTGTCATTTTGTCCTCCTACGAACATAATAAATAAATAGAGTAATAAGACATTTGCCAGCAGTCCAGTGTAAGGTATGTAATGCTCATCACATGCCATAGAAGTCACTAAACATCTTCTCAGTTTCTTTTCTGAACGCTTTAGATGTTTGATACTTAGGATCTGCAATACGCTCTTGCAACGCTTCTTCACTAATACCTGGTGTTGCAACTGCTGTTGTGTTGGCAACGCCGTTTTGTTTGGTTTTGCCGATTAAAGCTTCAAGTGTTTGTACGCCAGCTGCAGAGGAAGCCAAACCTTTAAACCCTTCAAACTCTTCTGCGGATAAGTTAGCACTACCCCAGTCGCCAAGATCTTTTAGTCTTGCTTGTGCATTCGATCCTAACGCTTGAATCTCTGCTTCACGTGATCCACTCATGCCTTCAACTTCGTGCTGAACCCAGCCATGTAACATCTGTGTAAATGTGTCTTGTGACATGTTGGCGTCCTTTGCTACTTGCTGGAACCAGCCAATGCGTGCATCCTCCATGTCAAACTCACCTTCAATACCTTCTGGCACAGTAAGCTCGTAATCATCTTCTGGTGCGCCAGTAAAGCCGCCAAACTTCTTTTCTAGTTCTGAATAGGCTTGCGCTTGATCTGCTACTGAATTGTATTTTTCTTTAAACCAGTCTGGACGATCACCTTCGCCATTGATACCATCGGCATAGGCCCAGCCGCTTTCGCTGTCCGGGTTGTCCATTTTGTCTGCTGTTGCAATGATATCGTCGTTTGTTACTTCGCCTTCTTCTGCTGCAATTAAACTTTCTTCACTCATCCTCTTCTCCGTTTATTGTTGTTTTGCTATTGCGATCTGATCTAAGATTTGACGCACGATCGCGTTCTGGCCTTCTCTCATGCCTGCGCCAAACTGTGTTGAATTAGCATTTAATACTGGACGATCAATCGTGATTTCTTTTAATCGATTAATCACAAACTCACCATCTTCTGTACTAAAGCACCCATAAAAACGGCCCGCAATTTCACGAGCCTTCTTTTCACTTTCAGCCTTTAGCTTCTGTACTTCTTCGCCTTCTATATCTAGCGAATCCCAGTCATTAACCATTTGCTGTCTGTCCTTGTTGTCCGGCTACTTGTTGTTGCTTCATTGCTTCTGCAGCCTTCTCTTGCATTTCTATCCGCTCTTCTTCACTGCGCAATAGCTTCTGCTCAATGCCAAGCTTCTGACCGATCCATGAGACCGTATCCTCCACCTTCGCACCTAATGCAAATGCTTCTGGGCCAAATCCTGCGCCCATCTGCATAAATTGCTGCATGGCTAATAGATCTTCTTGATCCTGCGCTCTAGCTAGTGGCGATGTATGCTTTAATGTTGCGTCTCTACCATTGACCTTCATTGAGGTAATCTTGCCGTTCTTGGCTAAAATGTAAACGGCTGCAGCTATAATTCTTTCTACAAACTCAGTCTGCAATCTTGAATAAGCTGATCCAGCGTCCATCAATAACTCTTGACCTCTTAGTGACATTTCAGTGGCTGTCTTAGTAGGCGAGTCCATGCCGCCATAAGGATCTGCAAATAGTGCTTTGTTGATACGGTCTCTAAGATCTGCAAGCACCAACTCACCAACATTAAAATCACCTGCACGATCAAGTGGGCGTAGTGTTGGATTAGTATGATCATTTGATCCAACCGGAATAACCATGCCTGGCGCAATCTGCATTGTGTATGGATTAATAACGCCATCGTCTTGTGCTGTGTAAATACCAGCAATAGCAAGCGCTGCATTACGCAAACCAAACTCAGTTACCTTGTTAGCTGTCTTAATGTCCGGCAATACCTGCATCACACGACCACGACCATAAACCTCACCTGGTACAACCATTTCTCTGAATACAATCCATGGTGAAACTTCATACTGCTCAGTAAAACAAACATGCTTCTCTTGACGCTCAATCACACACATGTAATAAAGATCCGTCTTAGGCTCATAGATCGTGCCTTCGATCAACGACACTTTAGCGTCCGGCTTCTCTGTTAATTGCTTTTGTAGTTTCTTGGATAACTCTGCACCAGGCCATAGACGTTCAATGTGTCTTGCTGGAATCGAATGCTCACGCCAAACAGTTTCAATTGTGCTGTTAGGGCCTTCTTCTAAGAACAACTCTGCAATTGGCACAGCGTCAAACTCAAGTAACGACGAACCACCCTTGTCTGCTTCCTTGATTGTCATTGCGCCAGTAGAGACGGCTAGATCTAAGAATGCTTCATGCGCTTGTGTTGCGAAGTTAGAATGATTGATGTGATCAAAGATCGTATCAGTGTCTTTGTCTAATTGCTCTTGGTTTTTTTCTCTGTCCTGCTCTGGTGTTTCTGAACCAGACTCTAGGATTGACCACTTACGCCATGGTGGAACCAAGGTTGATTGTAGTCTTGAAGCGTACTTCTGCACGCCGATCACTGCTGTTGAATCGAAGATCGATGTGTTTTTCTTTGATCCTTTCGACTGCTGCGCGAAGTTTTCACGCTGCGGCAATGAATATTCATAACACTCTTGCAAGTGTGTAATCCAAGGCATCTTGCGAGCCTTTGCAGCATCAAACCGCTGGATTAGTTGTTCTACTTTACCCAGTTGCTTTGGGATTTGATACTTTGCCATAAATTACCCCAGAGTTGATCTAATACCTCTTTCATCGCCAGAAATTAACGATGAGCGGCCACGACGCCTACGCTTCATTGCTGCTTTCATTGAATCTTCTTTTTTGGTTAATCGGTCAAGCTCTGCTGTTTGCGCTTTCTCTGCTCTGACTTGTGCAGCACTCGGTGCTGGTGCTTTAGGTTTTGAGAACAATCCGCCCATCTTTCCCCCTTGTTAGGTAGTTAAATAAATCGTAGGGTGTGAACAGAAACCACTTACGGATGCCTAACAAAGCCTTGATCTGCTCAACACAAGTAATCGCAGTTGGCCATGGAGATCTAATCCGTAAAGACTCTCGCCACACCTTGGCGTGGATTATAACACTACAGTTTGTATCTATGTAGATATTTTTTATATCCTCATGGGTGTAATAAGGCAGCACTTCGATGTCTGTATGCCCCAGCTTTGGATTGATCATGATCCAGTTAAACCCATCCCAGCGCACTGCGTAACAATGCCTAAATCCAGCGTGTAAATACTTGGCCCACCAGTACGGCATGTCGCCATGTTCAAAGACGATATACCAATCAGTAAAGCTCTGCTCCCAGGCATCAACTAATGAATCATGCTTGAGCCACATTAAAAAACATCCCAGTTATTCGCCATCTGTACTGGTCTCTCCATGCCTTCTGACTTTTTATCACGCCAGGCTACTGCAAAGTATCTAAACGCATCAGCGCCATGTGATGACCAGTCATGCAGTGGGCGGTCTTTGAATACTCTCTTGTCCTCGTCGTATTCGCAACGGTAATAGCTCAATGCTCGTAATCCATCAGCGCATCTTGTCTCATCAAACCAACAACGACCAAGGATCCGGCGTCCTGCTTCAATGCCGTCCATAATCGGAATGTTTGGCGTGATCTGGAAGTTAATACCCATCTTGCGTGCTTGGTCTTTACGACTCTTGCCAGTGGTTAGCTCACGCACTCGTATATCGTGTGGTGCGTAATGATCGCCGAATGTTACTTGGTGCTTCTGTCTGAAATCATGCAGCCAGTTGATGTAGTGCTGCAAGCCTTCGCCGTTGTTCTCGTAGTAACCGATCACTCGAATCTCAGTACCGGCACGCTGAACGATCCAGATAGCGGTTGCGTCTGCGATACCCAGATCCCAGAAGGTGTGTACTGGCAATATCGGATCAATAGCAATGCGACCTATTCGATCATCTTCACGTGCTAATTCAATCTGTTTAGCGTAGTAGGCTCCCTTCTGGTTAGCTAGACACTCGCCTTCCCAGATATGGTTGTATAGATCCTTGTCTAGTTTCTCTAAGTGCTTGCGTTCTTTGTTCAACACCTCTGGAAACCAGATATTATCTGACCAGTTGACCTTGACCACGTATGAGTCTGGTGGTGGATTAAGCACGAACATCTGATAGGTTGGATCTAATTCATCCGAAGGGTTGAAGCTCGTCCAGATCTCTGAGTTTGGCGTACGGATAGTTGGGATTAACGTAGTCCATGATTTAGTTGAGACCTTCTCGGCTTCCTCAATCCAAACAATGTTTATGCCCTCCATCGACTTGATCTTGGTGATGTTGGCTTTTAATCCTTCGAAGATAAACCTTGAGCCGTTACGCCCTAAGATCTGCGTCTTTTGCACTTCAAAGAAAGGCCCTAACCCCATGCGCTCTATCGTGTCTGCTAATAGCTGGATCACTGAGTCATTGATTGACTTCTGTATTTCCCTGGCACACAAGATCCTGGTCTTTGTCTGATAGGCTCGCATGATCAGCAGCTGCGCGATTGACCACGACTTACCCGAACCACGTCCACCATACGCCACCTTGTAGCGCATAGGCTCCATGAATGGCTCAAACTCTTCGGTGATCTG